CCGCGTCTCAAGAAGAGACATCTGTAGTCTCCTCATTCGACAGACCAGGCTGTCGAACTCCCTACTCTATTGAGCGGGAGCCCCCCTTAGCTTGATGCGACGGGCTAAGGGCCGTCCAGAACGTGCCAAGTGCTCACTGGTGTCTGGCAAAACACCAGGCTCACGGACGGTGAGCTGCGTTAAGCACTTGAGCAGAGCGCCGTACTCCTGGAGTTCATCTGCAGGAGAACGTGACGACTCAACATACCCCCTAACGAAAGGAGCATGCAAGTCTGTATCCAGCCAAGTCTCCTCGGGATTTAATCCGAGGAAGCTGAACCGCCCTAACACGGGAGATTCTTCTCCGACATTGGGGAAGGGAATCAGTTTCCTGATCCATTCGTCGAGGAAGGCAGCACCGCGCCAGAGACCACGCTTATAGCAATGGTTTCGAAGCGCGACAGTGCTGATAATCTCCTCCACGTCCTGCCGTGATGTGGGAAATTCCGTGTTGACACGAGTTATTGTAACATCGTGACCATCATAGAATTCCGCACCACAAGACTCCCGGAACTTGCCAGTCCAGAAGCTCTTGTGCAGGTTTACTCGAAACCCAAAAGTTTCGAGCTCCTGTATCACGGTAGACACGTATTTACGCGGGATGATAATATCATCCCCGTAAACGCGCACCTTACCCCGGAAAGAATTTAAATCTTTCCGGGTTAGGGGTCGATTGAGCTCTCTTTCAATCCCAGTGAAGATGACCGTCAAGAAGACGATCGATTCAAAGGGAAAGCAGAGAGCTGAACCCATAGACGCGAACTTGGCGAGACGGATTGTCTCACCTCGTACGTCAGCCTTCCGTGACCTACAGGAATCTACCCCACCAGCCAGGTTGGGGAAATTCTCAAGAAGGGCACGTACATGCTGATTCGAGACACGATCAGATGCATCGCTCAAATCGAGCGTAGCGAGGTCTCCCGTATGGGAGCCCTCGAGAGCCAGTCGCTGATTAGGCGACTGATACTCCCAACTGATGAACTCCCCAGGGCCGTTAAGCCTGAAGAGTTCTCGCTTAAGGCTGTTGAGGATACCCTGCTGTATGAACATCATACAAGCAGGCTCAACGGCGATAATGCGAGGTGCCTTGAGCGTTTTAGGTACAGTAATAACCCTTACGGGTCGTTCCTGCCCGGGTTCGAGGATCTGTACGTCGGCCAGCTCTTCAATGAAGCGCTCGCTTGTGACAAGATTTTCCCAGTGAGGAAAGTACCTGTCCAAGCGCTGGGTCCATTCCTGCATGAGCCACTTAGCATTGCTGCTAAGGTGCTCCGCAGTGGATCCAGGACCATGCTTTGGGACGGTGCGGCCGTAGAAGATGTCCTCCTCTACGGATTGAAAAACACCGCTCCAGAGCAGTCTACCGATTCGTTTAAAACTTTCCAACGTAGTGTTGGGAAGCAAACTATCGGAGACCCGCAGTTCCTTCTCACACTGAATGTATCTATCAATCGCCGCGTCGATTCGCCAAGGGGCGCAATCGAACGCAATCTTCGCAAACATCAGAGTAATCTGACGTACAGCGAAGATGGCTGGGATCGATGGATCATCCAGCAATCGACCACCCTGACGGGCGAACACAAGCTCCAGGAAACCTCCGAGAAATCGGGGGAGACCGCCTTTCCAGGTGAAACCCTGGAATAGGTCGGGAGCTACATACCCTCGGTCCAGACTTTTTTGGAAGTCCTTTCCGAAGGTAGGTAAGGTTATCGTTAAAAACGATAACCCTTCGTGTTTCGTCCTCAACTGGATTTCTTTTAAATCCAGTCGGGTGCTTGTGTCGCAGAGATTCTCAAGATCCTTGAGAATCTCCTGCAAGAACAGCATCAGGCTTTTCATGGTGCCCCTTAATTGAGGTCGCCATCCTTAGCCATGATGCGCAGATCCTACTACTCTAACCAGGAGTAGTCACTCTACGTATGGAAACAGTTTGTACCAGCGCTGAGCACGTTTCTCATCTAAATGATAAGAATCGCACTCTTTGCAGTACGAAACTGTATGCTTCGAAAGAAGCTTGTCCAAACGATCATCATTCGTGTGAAGCCTTTCGGCTAAACGCGAGGGACGATGCTCCTCCTCGAGTAAAGGGAATAAGAAATATATTCCCCTTACAATCGCGACAAGGCCGGCAATAATCCGGCCATAAGTCGTGAAAGTGAGAAGGAGTAGAGTGGTCAGTTCTCGCCACCCATCAACTGGGTGAGCTTGGCGTTAGTCGTGGCGGTCAGCCAGGTCAAAAGACCGGCCGAATTCGTCACGATGTCCGCTGTCGTGTAACCGACCGGAGGAACGTCAACGACGAGGTAACAGCTCATGCTGTACCTCTGGTTGACGGTACTCTCGAACGGGTCCGCGGCAACCTTTGAAAGGTCAAGCCGGGCGGTGCGTCGAACCCTCGTGCCATAGGCATGAGAGATCGACAGCCTGTTGAGACCATCAGCGCTTTGAAAAGCGCCTTTGTTCTCAGCAGAGCTGATTCGCGGAAGCGAACTCGCACCACCAACGATTGTTACTGACTGTGGATCTGCGAAAGACATGGCACTGTCCTTGACTTGGTGTTCCACCTACTGGATGTAGGTGGTTCCCACTTATACGGTTCAAGGTATAAGTGGATCACTTCTACTCAGTTAGAGCGAAGTGATGTCGGTGTCCTGGTCATGCCAAGAGCACCGAGGATTGACCATTGTCTCAACGTGAGACTGTTAAGGTCAATCCCGAATCCGTAGGGCGTGGCTCTGAACCTTTCCTTCATAAGAGTATGATAGGAAAAGCTCGGATGGACAACTGATTGTGCGCCATTTTGACGCACTATCAAGTTGTTTATGCCAACGGTTTTCTTCTGATGTTGTTCTATCATCAGATAACCGTAGCGCACCACGAGGCCGTCCGTCTGGAGTGCAGAGAAACTCTTAATAGAGTTTCCGATATGCAACTTCCAGTCGATCAGCCAGGACCATGGAGTGAGTTGCCAAAGGAGTTCTGGAGTTAAATCCAGACCAAGAAGGTGGTTAGCCTTCTCTTCAAATTCCAGCAGCTTACCTAGCTGCCCCTTCCGCATTGGAAGGAAATAGGAATAGGCTCCTTTGAACCAGACACGAGTTGATGTAACTCGTGTCACCCAACACTTCAACCCAGATCCCGATGAGAATAGAAACTTCTGCTGGGTAGGAGACGAATTAAGTCTCCACCCTTTCGAAGTATCTATTCCAGGAGGAGGATATACATCTGCAGAGACGGCTGAAGAGCCGACTGTAGACGATACCACCTCTATCGGGAATTCCATGCCTCGCCGGACCATACGTCCGGAATCCCTCTGGTATTGCCTGAGAATGCGAGAAGCATTCAACAGGGCATGTAGAGTGGATTTGACGTCTCCGTAAAACGGGAGCCAGTCAAATTGCACCGACAGATTACCGTGCGCTAAAGCGCGCATCGTGTCTTCCATCGAGTGCAGAAACCCCCATCCCGCTTTGGGAATGGTAGGTAACCCCTCTGACAGCGTAGAAAAGAACGCTGTCCCAAAGGTCGAAGCAGGATTCGTAGGCGCCGTTGCTGCGATCGCAGCTGGACCATACTTTGATACTTTGCCACTGGCAGTATTCAAAGATGGCCAACGCTCCCCTCCATTAACTGAATCGGAAGGGAGCAACGGGCCTATATAGGACGTACCTCCAGTCGTACTAAGTCTAACATGGGGATGAGTAATCTCATCTAACCAATGCTTAGTCGTACTGAAAGTATGTCCAGTGTCATAGCGGTCCGTGGTGGGGTCAATTTCCTCGATGGAATCGAGGAATTTCGCCACACCTGCTTCTGTCGTTGGCCCAAAATCTAGGGTCGTGGCAAGAAGCTGGTCCTCTGTGACACCTCCCCCACCAGTTCTCCAACTGGTGGTGGACTGGGTTGGCAAGCTAATCGCTCCAGTAGGTACAGGAGGGGCATAATAATAATGCCCACTCTGCTGTGAGGCTGGGTAATCGGGACCAGAATTCTGGAACCGATACCAGTCTCCGAACTTGATGGAATCAAGCTCGACCCTACTGGAATTGAAATAGCCCGCCATGGTACCTTCCCTACTGCTCTGTCGACACACTACAGGATCCTATAAAGCCAGTTTCCAGGCTGACAATATAGGATGCCCTGTTTCGTGTGAGAATCGCCTCCATAAAGGAGGACGAGGCACTTGCAGAGCACACAAGCACCGGGGGGCCCCTTAGGG